GCTAAACTTTACACAAACTACTCATAATACAACACTTGCATTAAAACAGCATAATGGAGCTGTTCAGACCTAGATTAGATAGCCATTTTACACTCAGTGCTCTGGCAACAGAAATAGTTGAACCCACTCTGCACATGATGCACCGCAAGATTAAACCAAACTATACCTTAACAACTGATAGTGTGTCGCCAGTAAGATTCAGAATCAAGATCTATAGGAAAAGATCAACACTTTTGGAAGGGAGTAAGAAGATTAGGAAAATTGTTCATGAAACTGTAGCAGGATTGTTATCCGAAGAAACTGATGTCAAACTTAGGACCATTGGTGTCACTGGAGGTGATGGGAATCTATCCCCAGATTATATTGATTCTGATCGCAAGATGGTGATAGAGTTAACAACAACGGTCAACTCTGATCCTAAGAATGCTGAAGAAAGGTTCAATCAGAAGATAGTGCATTATAGAGATGCCTTAGTAGGAACTGGTTATGTAATTGGTGTGCTGTTTGTGGGTGAATCTTTCGTATACACTAACTTGGCAATGCATCAAGATATGGTTGATGCCCTGTGCCAGAGATGCAGAGTTGGCATCGCTTTGAAGTCAATGATCGAATCAATTCTAGGAACAACTTTAAATGTTGAAGACACTACTGAGCAAGAGAATATCGTAATTAATGTTATCAAGTCCATGAAAGGAAAGCCCACAAGCAATGAACACTACCCAGTAGATGACATCATGGAATTCACTGAAAAACCTACAAAGAAAGATTATGCAATTGCCATGAAAATACTATCCACAGAGATGAAGGCTTCAAAGAAAGTTTCGAAGGAGTCAGAAGCAGATTTGCAGTCGTATATTGACTCCTATGCTGGTATTTGTAGGTCTGGGCAAAAGAGAGTGTGCAATATACCCTGCGTAGAACCAATTAAGAAACTAGGTCCAACTGACTTGACTTGGGAAGACGTGAACTCTTCAAATGCTCCCAATTTTATAAAGGAAATTTGGAGGGCTTCAATGGTGGTTAAATTTAAGACACAAACTACAGAAACCTTAAGAACTGAGGCTATGATGTCTGAAGGTTTTGATCAACACAAAATTCAGAAAGAAAGTGCTTTTAATGTGAAACTCAATAAGGATGATTTGGAAGTGGCAAGCACTACAGGGCTATGGGGGAAGGCTCACAAGAGCATAGCACTATACAGGGAGAATAAGGAAAAAAACAAAAAGAGTTTCCACCCAACAGAAACTGATACCACAGACATCCACAATTTCATAACCAATATCAATATGCTAGAGAAATCTAAAGAGGTGAGATTGTCTGACTCAATCCCAGAACTTATACATAGTGCTAAGTCTGTATGGACAGATAGACCTAAGGAGCTAACATTATCTGAAGTCATGTTTAATAAGATCGTTGACACTAGGCTAGTGTCCTTTGCCACAATGATGACAGAGCTCTTTACTGAGATTTGCTACTGCTATAAGTATTGGATTGGAAGAAGTGATTTCTACATTAAGGAGTGTCATGGTGTTAAAATCTTGATTCGATGCACAGGAACACACATATTCTGTGCCTTTGCATTCCCAAAATCAGGATTTTCCAAGTTTGACACTGGTAGGCTAGGACCAGAATTATTCGAATCGCCAAAATATTACTTTTCTGACTTTGTATCATACACTGAACCAGTTGTGGAGCATTTTGTCAAATCAGGCCCCTATATGACAGCTCTGATTGCCCATCAAATGGCATCTCTGGAAATCCCTCTGGACACTCCCATAGCTAATAACGAAAATCTAAGATATGACATGAATGGCATACTTCTGCTCTTCCTCAACAACAAGACTGATGCAGAAGAAATTATGACAAGTCAGCGTTATCTAACAATGGGAGTGCTGGAAGATCTTGATCCAAATCCATACAGATTTGTTAGCAGACTTCCGGAATTTATTAAGAGTAGATTATCTGCCTATCTCACAAAGCGGACAATTGATCTTATGACAAGGTACAAAACCCCTCCAATCAGGATGTTAGTTAAGGAAGGCGATGTATCAAGTATGGAATATGATGGGCTAGTTAGTTTCTTTGGAAACAATCCAATCACTTTTAGGAGAAAAATTGAAGAATTCTATTATGGCTATGTAATATCTAAGGAGAAAGGAAGAGGTGGTGATAGAAATTTCAAAATCATGAAAAAGATTGTGGTTCAGGAGTATGCATATCTGGATGACAAACACCCTCAATTTTCTAGAAATCTTGAAACTAAAACTAACCAAACCAACATGTCTTTATTGAAAGTTTTGATCCATATAATGAAAGAGCGTTTCACCGAGCATTATGGATCTGGGTGGAAGCAAGTTATGGAGAAGAAGATAGTTGAAAGACTGGCTAGAATCACATTCTTAGATGTTGCCACCTTAAAGGTCAGCTCTCGCAACTATGACCAGAAATTCAATATACCTAATGTGGATAATTCAATGACGACAGAGGAGATCAAAGAGAAACTAACTGCAGCAAATCCTGAGGATGTGAATTCCAGGCCTAGAGTAATGGAATCACTATCCACACTTATAGAAGAATATAAGAAAGAGAATAAAGTCAAAGAAGTGGAGCATATAATCCAGCTAGTACCCTGGTGCCTGCGAAAGGTGGAAAGCCGAGGCTTCTTTTACTCTGATATTTTCCCTAAGCCTCAGCATGGTGGAGATAGAGAGATCCATGTTCTGGAAATAAAAGCTAGAATATTGCAATTGTTTGTTGAACACATTGCAAGAGCTCTATGTGATATGACACCTTCAGACACTCTAATGCACCCCAAGTGGAAATCCAGCTTCGTCAAGAATCACTATTCTAGGGCTGAAGAAGAGTTAGATACACACAGAATCACAGTGGGGAAGTCTGCAGATGCTGCGAAGTGGTGCCAGAGGAATCATGCATCTAAATTTGCAGCTGTGATGGCAGGGTTTCTACCTGACTGGATGCTGTATCCTGTGCTTAGAATACTAAAACTCTGGACAACAAAAGTTATCTGCTTCCCAATCCAGTTTGTGGCAAATTTCTTAAGTAATAAGACAGTGAAATCAAACCCAATATACGAAAGAATGAGACATGAGTTTTTCACTGGTACAGGTATATTTAAGTCCGCAATATCAAATAGGATGACTATAATATCTGGTATGATGCAAGGCATTCTGCATTACCTCAGCTCATTTGTTCATGCTATTATTCAAGAAGCCATGATACTGCTGCAAACCAGGGCACTTCGTTCCGTTGGGATTGAGTCAGTTATCACAATGGCACAAGGCAGTGATGATTCTGCAGAGTTGATATCTTTGTCTGGGAAAGCCATAAAAACACTAATTAGAGTTGCCGTCACAATGCTGCACTGGAAAGAAAATGTTTCAAAGCATATAAGCATATACACTAGTAGAGCTAAATCTTGTGTTGGTTCAACTGACATGATAGAATATAATTCAGAATGGTACACTAGACAGAATTCAATCATGCCAACATTCAGATGGGTTTCTGCTTGTTTGGAAGTTGGAGTAGTTGAGAAGTTTATTGATAGGATTCATAATTTCTATGGCACAGCAACAAATGTTTTAGAAGCTGGAGGGAAAATTCTAGAAGTGGCCATTATACAACAATGTCAAGCATGGATGCATTACCACATGTTGGGTTTGCATTCTCACCCTCTCAGGGCAGCAGTGACTAGAAAGCTCATAACTCTAAAGGATCCAGCCCTAGGCTATTTCCCTTTAGATAGTGACTATAATGCTGGGATCACTGGAGTTGATTTCCAGCTTTACAAATTCCATAAAGATTCCGATTACGGGTTTGGCGTGGGTTCCAATAGATTAAGCTCTTCTGAGGTGGAGATGTTTGATGAGGATACAAAGGACCCCACAGTTTCGCAAAGCTTAAGAAGAATCCGTTTAAAATTTGGGAATCATAAGATTTTCAAAGACATACTTCGGAGGTTATCAGCCCCAGAATTGGAAGATCTCATGTCAGAGGTTGAAAAGAATCCTAGATTGATATATTATCCAACAGAGCATTGGACTGAAAGTAAGGTGAGGATTTTTATGAAATTGTTTGAACCAGGAGTCAAAGAAAGTTTGAGCAGACACTCTGCTACTGCTAGAATCCTATCTGCATCAGCTTATTTGATTAGTAGGCCCTGCCTCACAAGACCAGGAATCCAATCTAGAGTTAGTCTATATAAGGCTTTGACCATGGAAGAACTGGATAGAATTAGAGGCAGGTCTAAGAAAATTCCAGTTGAGGATGTGTTTTTGTACAGTGATGAGTATGAAGACACATTGAAGGATGTCATGGCAATCCAAGAAAACAATGTGATGCAAAAGGTGAACATGAAGAGCAGGTCCAAGCAAACCATTCAGGTATTTGATAGAGTTCTTGCAGATGTGCCAGTAGTTGAGATGTGTAAAGAAAAATGGTTTGGAAGGGGCAGAACAAATCTATCAAGAAGACAATTTGACATCAAATGGTCAGAGTTGAAATCTAAGTTCTCGTTTTTGCATGATAGTCATGTTGCAACCAAAGAAGAGTTGAACATGTCTGTTGTACAATTGAGGAACTTCTTGGTTAGCATCGATTCAAGGCCAAGGAAGTTGAATCTCATGGACACAGCTGCGAAAGGAGGAAGTGTGAAGTCTTCAATGACTCGATTATTTTGGCCAAATATTAAACTACTAAAGACAAGTACCTCTATCGAAGATGAAGAAACATCAGCATCTTTACGATCAAATATTTTTTCAATTCTAACTCATTGGTGTTCTACTTCAGAAAAAATGAAAGCCATTGTTTCCTTAATAACAGATTCCACTGT